CCTTCTCGTCTATCGGTTAGGACGTCAGGTTTTCAACCTGGAGAGCAGGGTTCGATTCCCTGGTTGGCTACTAAAAATTAAAATTGGGATCGCTTAGTAGAGTTACTGTTATTGGCGATGTAGGTTCAAGGCCTATCTGTATGCTCAAAGAACACAGCAGTAGTTTAAAAAAGGAATAAAAACCCAATGATAAGTGTTGAAAAGTCCGTACGGGATTCCAATTTTTAATATAGAGTGAAACGTGAGTCAAGCGGAGCCAGTCCAGTAAATAAGCGGTAGGGAATAACTGGACGATATCCACCTACCATCACTCTTTAGGAAATTGCGGGATGGAGCAATTAAAAATTAAATAGCGGAGTGGAGCAGTGGCAGCTCGTTGGGCTCAATACTTTAGGTTTTTTAGTAAAAACCATTTAGCATATTTTGGAATTATACTAGGGTCCGATTCCTTAGATATGCACTAACCCAAAGGTCGTCAGTTCGAATCTGGCCTCCGCCACAACTTAACCTAAAGGTTAATAGTTCAATTTAAATTCCGCCTCATTTTAGTTAGATAAATAATTAAAATGAGGCGGAGTTTTTATGAATTGTCCATATTGTAATAAAGAATTTACATCAGTTTATAAATTAGCTTATCATAAACGTATATGTGAATTAAATCCTGAATCAAATATTAATAAACAAAAAATAAAAGAAAATGCTTTAAAAGGATTAACTTATGCAAATAAAAAGAATTAGTTATATCACCCTGATAGATATAAAATGATTCTTGTTTAGAGAAAGTGTTTAAAATGTGGGAAGATATTTTATAAATGGATAAAAGAATCATAGATAAAATATATGACAAAGTATTGTTCAAGAAGTTGTGCAAACTCTAGAATTTTATCTAAATCGACAAAAGAAAAAATATCAAACGCATTAATAAAAAATGTAAACCGTTATGGTAAAAAAGGAAATAATGGTGTAGGTTTTTAGTCAAAGTATAAAGAAAGAATATGTAAAGTTTGTGGAAAGCATTATTATCATATACCACATACCGGAACTACAAAATTAATGTGTTCTAAAGAATGTTCAAAATATTATAAAGAACATAGATTGGAATTTTTATCTAAAGATACAATAGAAAAATTTTCTGAAGCTGGTAGAAAAAGTGTAGAAATTTAGGGTGAAACAAGAAGATCAAAGAATGAAAAATTATTTTTTAGATTATGTCTAAATACATTTAATAATATAGAGCATAATAAAGCTATATTTAATGGATGGGATGCAGATATAATTTTATATGACTATAAAATAGCTATCTTATGGAATGGACCATGGCATTATAAGGAAATATCAAAAACCTCTTCATTAAAGCAAATTCAAAATAGAGACAAAATAAAATTAGAAGAAATTAAAAAATAGGGATGGATTCCATATATTATTAAAGATATGGGAAAATATAATGTAAATTTTGTTAATGAGTAGTTTGATTTATTTAAGTAGTATTTAACATGTTTAAAGTAGACTTTTTAAAAATAATATAATAAATATAATATATGATAAATAACATTGCTGATAGGAGATATTTTACTGTGAGATATCGTAATGAAAGCAGATATTAAAATATCTAACGGTTATGGATGGTGTAGAGGTGACAAAGTAGCATAATCAGCAAACAACTATGTAAGGTTGCAAACTTACATAGGGTTATTTATTAATTAAGGATTCTTTGAATCCTTAATTTTTTCGGTTGATTTATAATGTTTATTTTTATGGAATAAAAACTTTTTGATTATTTCTTTTATAATAATAGATGTTTAATTTTAATACATAATAAATATGAAGAAATTTTTAGTTTTATTGACCTTATGTTTTTCTATGGTTTTCGCTTATGCTGAAGATGTGGTTATTGATCTGAATGACTATAAGAATGGTGATTCAATTAGTTTTCCTATTAATACGCATAACTCCAATTACAACGTTTCTCTGATTAATGTCGAGATTTCAACGACTAAGGATCCTGAGAACATTACAGTTGAGATGAAGGTTGTTTCAGTTAACCCTGCTGAGGAATTTACTGTTTATCGTTGCAACACAGCTCAGGAGCCGGAATGGTTGCTGCCACAAGGAGTGAATTTCTGGAATTGGATGACAATCAATGATGGTATTTTAACTTTCAGAGATACATATCCTACTTCGCTTGTTAAGGGTGACGGACATACTGATGTTGTTTATAAAATTAATGATTGGTATGTGCGTATTCATAACGTTTGGATTAATGAAGGTATTATTACTTCATTGACAGACATTGTTGCAGATACTTTGTATAATCCTATATACATTAATCCGCAAGGCATGGTGTCTGATAAACCTTGGCCGGGTATGAATATTGTCAGAGAAGGAAATCAGGTTTATAAGGCATATATGAAAGAATAAGTAAAAAATTACCACAGCATGCTAGTTACATGCGCCCGGAAACGTACCGGTGAATCCCGGACGATCTGCGTGGAGGTTCGATTCCTCCGGTGGTAACAAAAGTTCGGGGTGTAGCTCAGTCCGGTTAGGGCGCCTGCTTTGGGAGCAGGAGGTCCCTGGTTCGAATCCAGGTACCCCGACAAATAAAGAGTTATGATTTTTGTCATAACTCTTTATTTTTATCTTTTAACATTATTTAGCACTTATTTTTTATCTATATTCCAAATTTTGGCATTATCTTTGCAATATCAATAAATGTGAATATTAACGCTTTGTAGAGAAAAGACTAATATGTAATTAAAAAATAACATTATAATATTATGGAGAAATTAGGTTTTTTTATTTTGTTAATGTTAGCTGTTGTGTTTTTAGTAATTTTTTCAACAGCTGAAGTCGTACATCCCGAAGATTTTGATCCAAAGTTGGTAGAATTTTGTGAAATAAATGCTGGAAAACAGAAATTACCTGAACCTAACGTAATATGTATTAAAGACGTTTTAACGTCTGATGCAGTTTCGTTTGACGCTACGATCACTTATACTGGGGACTCACTACCTGCAGAAGTTTATGCTAAGGTTGAAAAGAAGTTCAAGGTGGTAATGAACGAACACATAAAGGTTACAAATGATCCTTTATTGATTAAAAAAATATATGGTATATTATATTCATACTTTGTTTCTACAATTAATGATTCAAAATATATTTCTATTACTGCTATTAGTTTAAAACCTAATAATGTCATTAAGTTTTCAAACTCAAATGAAATTAAAGATAAAATCTTTGACTTCTATTTTGGAAAAGATAAGAAATACTTTTATATTGAGAGGGACAGAAATGGAATTTAACATTATTTAGCGGAAAAAACTGTTTCTGATTGTAAACTTGGCATTATCTTTGCAGTGTTAACAAATAAGAGATATGAAAACAATACTTAACATACTGATTATTATTTTTTGGTTTGGAGCTACAGTTGTATCTTTAATTCAAGTAGAAGATAAGACATTACTCGGAGGCTTGCTTTGGATTGGCATGGGTCTTGTATTTATGTACTTAGGTATTATGAAAATAGTTTCTTGTTCTTTGAAGCTATAAACAGTAATAATTAATTATGAGTAATATAGTTAAATCATTAGATAATGCTTTAAAGCGGAAAGAGCAACTAGGATGGGAGAAAATCTACGTCTTAGTGGATATTCATGATACGATCTTCAAGTCTTGCTATGATAACGAGGAAACATATCAGATGTTTCTCTGGGCTAAAGCCGCTTTGCAAATGCTTTCTTTCCGTGAAGATATTTGTTTGATTCTCTGGACATCAACATATCCAGATAAGATTGACGATTATCTTAAGAAACTTGCTTCCATGCGAATTAAGTTTGATATGGTCAACTGCAATACAGAGGTGTCAAACACGACGCTCTCATGCTTCGATAGTAAGATGTATTTCAACGTCGGTATTGACGATAAGTTTGGGTTTGACCCAAATACCGACTGGAAAGCAATTTGGAATTATCTCATTGGCGTTGTAGATTAACAATTAACAATTAATAACTAAATAGTAAAAATTATGTCAAATTTAAAACGAATTAAGACTAGGACTGGATGTATTTTTGTAGATCCTGATCAGAGATTGGAGTTCCTTTACGTTGGCGATTACGGCCAAGAGAACAACATCAAAGCAAACTTCCTGGGCTTCACCAAAGAGATTAATGGTGTGCCTCATGAAGATGTTGATCTTGATTACAAGTTGGTTGTGACCATTTCTACTCAGAAGGGCTGCCCGATGCAGTGTGCCTTCTGCGACTGCCCCAAAGTTAAGTTTGGGGGAAACATCTCTGTTGATGAGCTCAAGTACCAGGTAGAGACTGCTATTCGTGAGAGCGGTGTGACCCATACTCGTCGCTTGAACCTTCATTTGGCCCGCATGGGTGAGCCCTCGCTCAATGCTAAGAACGTTCTCAATTACTTGCAGTTCGAGTTTAGACAGCAGGTAGCTGAACTTATTGATGCTGACGAGGTTCATCCCGTTTTCACAACGATGCTGCCCAAGGTTCTTGGTAAGGAAAAGCTTCAGGCAATTCTGCTTGATTTCTGTGACCTTAAGAACGTCGGTTATCAGGGCGAAGCCGGTTTGCAGCTCAGCATCAATTCAACCGATGAAGAGCAGCGAAAATTCCTGTTTGGCGGTCAGTCACTCACCCTTGAAGAGATTTCTGAGATTGGCAAGGCTCTGCCGATGCCTGTTGGCCGTAAGTACACTCTCAATTTCCCTGTTACGGCTTCGACTATTTTGGATCCTACCCGCCTCTCTGAACTTTTCGATAAGAATAAGTTTATCGTGAAGATCACTCCGATCCACGAGACCAATAAGGCGATTGAGAACGGCATCACAACGGAAATGGGGTACTACAGCTATGATGTGTACAAGCAGTTTGAACAGCCGCTGCTTGACGCTGGCTGGGACGTAATCGTCTTTATTCCTTCCAAGGAAGAGGATGAAGATAGGATTACTTGCGGTAATGCTCTGATTTCTCAAGAAGCCGGAATGACGAAGTAATGAGATTTCTGTTCGTCATAGGTTCGCCCCGGCAAACGATGTGTACATATCGTGCCCTTAAAGAATGTGTTTCCGTATTGGAAGCCAAAGGGCACGAGTGTGTATACCATTGTGTCCCTGATACGCAAGACTGCACTAACTGCAGAGCATGTAAATCATCGGGAAGATGTGAAGATTATAATGTAAATTTCTTCTCACAATACGTCACGGAATTTGATGGTATTTTCTTTGGTTCACCGGTATACTATGGTGGAATCACTGGAAACATGAAAGCATTTTTGACTAAGCTATTCTATGCACATCCTAAATGCTTAATGTTTAAACCCATCGCTTGTGTCGTTTCTTCTCGCCGTGCCGGTAGTGTTGCAGCTTTGCAAGAATTTTATTTGCCATTCTTAATGCATTCCTGTTATATTGTCGGTTCACAGTATTGGTGTGAAGTTCATGGCGATACACCTGAAGAGGTAGAGCTCGACTATGAAGGATTACAATGCATGAGGACATTGGCATTAAATATGGAATACATTGCTGATAGTTTCTCAAAAAATAAAAATTCAGTGCCTGTCCATGAAGAGAAAAGACATTTGAACTTTATTTCAAGGGAATATAAAGCTCTATTGAAGAAAGATTAGCCATAATTAAATCATTATATGTGAAGTGAGGACTGTTATTTTGGCAGTCCTCACTTTTATTATACATTAAAATTTTCTTCCTAATCTTCAACTGAAGATTCTGGTAACTTTATATCGCTTAATCGTTTAATCCTTTCTGAATTTTCAAGTACACCATTAACGAATTTACATTTATAAAGAATAATACCTACTAGTTTTATTTTTGAATTGAAATATTTTTCTGCCATTTCAAGACATAGGTCTTCATTAGTTACGATTTGTTCAGTTGTAACACCGGGCCCATGAACTAATATAATTTTATACAATGTTAACTCATTAACAGATAACTCTTTTGCCCAATTGACAGCTTTTATTGCATCATCATATTCTACATAACATCCTTCTTCATCACGCTCTATGTAAATATCGCCATCTTCATTAAAATCCTATAATCTATTATTATTTAAGAAGTCAATAGGATCTTTATAGTCTTTATAATTAGTGTAATACATTATCGTGTTTTATTTTATTTATTTAGAATAAGAATTTTATAAACGGATTGGTCCCTGTCATCACGACAAGAACCAATCTATATATTTAAAGTAGTAAAGTTGTTACCTAGTTAATAAGTACCTTTGTAATTAAAGGTTTGACGTACATACTCAAAGAGCATCATTCTCAGGCTACGGGCTACTTGATAGTCCCTAAACAAATAGTATAACTGATGTTGCGGTGTTAAGCCTTCACAACCATTGATGAACATACTGAATGGGAATGAAACCATATCATCGTCTGGATTAGCATGAACACGAATGATAACATTAAGTGTATTATCATCAGTGATATTCATTCCGCAAAAATAAGCGTTATAGGAACCAGATACCACACATGGCGTACGGTTATATGCCCATGAAAGGAGAGTTGCATTATATTGATCATGAGTTTTCTCAACAACTTCCTTGAACAGAGATTCAGGAAGTGCAACAATCTCTATATCTGACATACGATTAATCGCTTCGATTAAGCTTTCAGGCGTTTTATAATCTGATAAATTCATATTAATGTGCAGGAATTATATAATATGTAGTTTGGCCAATAACAAATGATTCACATATTTCACTAGAATCTACAATTTCAAATAAGCTAATAAGACCGTATACAGGCAAAGTAAGAGCAGTAGCGAATGCAACCATCCCGATACCTATACGAATGGTGATATTCATGATTATTCCAAATTCTTTAAGATTTGAAACAATACGTTTAACAATATTTTTCAAAATTCTCATATCTTATTCGCTTTTAATAAACTGAAATCTCAGGCAACCGATTTCACCCAATTCTTCCAGAATATCGGCAGGAAGGCTATCAGGGAAAAACCCTTGATCAGATCTTACATTATTCAAAGCTTTTGCCCAGACTTCTGCAAGTTTCGGGTTAGAGTCAAATACATAGAACGGACCCCATTCATGCGGTTGCTGAAGCTGAGTATTCATTTCTTTTGGCTCTTTAAGAGTCAAGTCATGCGTGTAGAAAGAGTCTTTTGTTACGTGACCTACGAAACAACCAATAGGGTCTAATAAGATCTTGTAGCACGAAGGGAACGTCGGATGCTCCCTATAATGCTTGATTTCGAATGCAGCCCATACATAAATCTTACCGCCTACTCCTCCAAGAGGAAACAGACCAACTGCATACTTGCCGATTAAATTGTGAATGTCTATCATAATTTATATTTTAAATAAATCCGTTTTAAATAACTACATTGCAAAGATAATGCCAAACTTTGGAATATGATATATTTTTATAGTTAAAAAATGTTAAAAATAATTTTTTCTAAACTTTTAAGATTTTTCTGATATAAATATAACAATAACACTGCCAGTGAATAAATACTTTAATATCATCAGGAAGTTTCCAAACGCCCCTTTGGTTTCAATGATGATATAATGGGGATTGGTGTAGAAGTAGTCACGTCAGAATTTGGATCTGAAGGAGTGGGAGCGTTACCTACATTCCCAACAAATTATGAAATACGATTGGAATAAAGATTAGTTAAAAGAAAATATTAAAATTTCTAAAAGTTATTCAGAAGTATTAAAGAGACTAGATATACCTATTTAGGGAAATAATATTAGTACTCTGAAAAGAAAAATTTTAGAATATAATTTAGATATATCGCATTTTACATTTAGTAATTATTCAAAAAATATAAATAAGTATATATCTGTAACATAGTATTTAACCACCAATAGTAACATAAAAAGTTCTAAATTAAAATCTAAACTTATTAAAGAAGGTATAAAATAGAATAAATGTGAACGATGTGGTATTGATAATTGGATGGGTAAACCTATAATATGTTAGTTACATCATATTAATGGTGATAGTACAGATAATAGATTAGAAAATTTATAGATGTTATGCCCAAATTGTCATTCACAAACAGATAATTATTGTGGTAATGCAAATAAGAAAAAACATTATTATTGTAAGGATTGTGGAAAAGAAATAAATAGAAAGTCTAAATATTGTTCAATATGTGCATCAAAACATAGAAGAAAAGTGACTAGACCATCTAAAGATTATTTAATTAAACAATTTAAAGAAATAGGTACAATGTTAGGTATAGCTAAATAGTATGGTGTTACAGATAAAACTATAAGTAAATGGTTTATTTATTATGGTTTACCTGGTAAATCTGCAGAATTAAAAAAATTAGATCTTACTTAGATTTAATCCGGGTAGGACTACATTTAGGGGATTGGTGTAATTGGCTAACATGCTGAGCTCCAACCTCAGTGTTTAGGGTTCGAGTCCTTAATCCCCTGCGAAAGATACTGGATAGTAGCTCAGTCGGTTAGAGCACTACACTGATAATGTAGGGGTCGACAGTTCAAATCTGTCCTGTCCAACATTTTGGGAGAGAAGCTAACTTAGTAGAAGCGGAGGACTGAAAATCCTCAGGAGTTGGAGCGTAACCAACCTGTCCCACATAAACCGAAGTATCTCCTCGCTCTCATAAGGCGTTGAAAGAGTAATAGGCTACATGACAGTTCAATCCTGTCCTTCGGTACTAAAAAGAATATGAAGAGTATGAGTTATTGTAAATGTAATACCAATATAATAATGTCCGACGAAGAGAGTGTTGATGGATGTATTAATGATTGCGTTATAACATATAAAGAAGTATGTCCAGAATGCGGTAATGAAACTTATGGTTGGGAAATTTCAGACAGAGATGGTGAATTTATCGATGGTGACGGAGGATATGATACAAGAGAAGCAGCAGCTAAAGCAGCTACAAATGCAGATGATTCTATTGTTTGTGATGCTGATTTTTATAGTGATTAAATGAGGATGTGGCAGAGTGGTCTAATGCGGCAGTCTGCAAAACTGTTATAAGTAGAAATACTTCGTTGGTTCAAATCCAATCATCCTCTCAAAAATGAAGATAATCTTTAAGGTTATCTTCATTTTTTGTAAACTTTTATGTAATTTTATTGTAAATAAAACAATGAGTGCATTTAATACATATCAACCTACAGATATTGAACCAGGACGTCTTAATTGCTGGGACTGTAAATATGACTGCAACTGTGAAGAAGTAAATACAGATTGCAAAGCTAATTGTATTTATAATAATGAAGTTTATCATTATAAAGATTGTTTTGAAAGAAAAATTAAATCATTAAACGATTTGTTTGGTAGAACGGTAGAATGCGTTTCTGGATGCTATAAAGACAGTGATCGCATGGAAATCAAATTTACTGACGGTCTTAAAGTCGTATTTGAGCCATCAAATTCAATGGCTAATGTTAGTATTGATGACGTAAACGGTGATCCACAAGGAATGGTTGGACACATGATTAAAAAAGCGGAAGTCGCTACTAATATTCAGTTTTCACCAAAAAACGAATGGGATTCAAATTATAAATGGACTTTTTACCGGTTTGCAACTTTTGACGGATATGTTGATGTTAAATGGTATGGTACATCAACAGGTTATTATTCGGAAAAGGTTATATGGAAGGTCGTAGATGAAAACGATAATATTATAGCTTCAGGAACTGAACAATATGGATATGATTGATATGTCAGGTGAAACAACAATAGGATTATTCCGTGATTTTAATGATACATATACAATTACAGTTAATGGATTAATTAAAGAGATAGAATCCAGTAATAAAACTACAAACGATTATTTTAAATTACCATGGGATTGGAAACAATTTTGTGATTTTCGATATAATACATGTTTACAACGTTTTATATATGATCCTTTTACTGGGGAAAAAATCGATTGGAAAGAACTTAAAAATAATTACGCAAAATATGCTAAGAGAACAAATAAACAAGCTGATTAAAGAAGCTATGCTTGCAAAAGAAACAAACAAGCTATATGTCATGAAAATGATTAAAGCAGAGTTCTTAAAATTTCAAACAAGCAAAGGATATAAAGAAGAAGATTTTACAGATGTTAAAGAGATTTCAATTCTCCAGAAAATGGAAAAATCATGGGCTGAAGAAATTGAAATGTTCAAGCAGGCTGGTAGAGATACAGATATTCTGGAAGACCGTCTTAATATTTTAAGATCATATCTTCCTAAGGAAGTATCTGATGAAGAAATAAAACAAATCATTGTTAGCAGCAATGCAGAGGTGAGCGCAAAGAACATGAGGCAACTTATGGAAATTGTACGCACCAAGTTTCCGCAAGCAAGCGGTAAACAAATCTCCAATGTCGTTAAAGAATTAACGACATGAAAATAAATTTTTTATCATTGTAACTTAAGATTGGTTGACTGGTAGTTAAAGCTATCAGTCAATTTTTGTATTTTTTAGCAATTAAAATTTCTTTATTTAAAATGTTGGCATTATCTTTGCAGTGTAATAATTGAAACGACTAAATTAAACAGATAATATGAATACAATATTTGATTTTCTTAACGATGCATGGTCGTATGCTAAGCAGCTGGCTATCGTTTCCTTTATTAAGGATGCAATTAAAGGCGGTAAAGAAGTGTTTAGCGGAATTGGAGAATGGTTGGAAGTAATATTCCAATATGTATTATACATTATTCCGATTTGGGCAACCGTACACTATCTGGGCTGGGGCTATGCAATCCTTACTATCATTTACCTGCTGTTCGGAACTTTTGTTGCTATGTTCAACGACGCCGGTCCATATTGGCTTTCTTATATTTTGCTATGGTTCTGGCTACCGATGGCAATTATCTCAATTTTTATAATTGAACCGGGCAAATGGTTTTTACGTTTATTTGGTTTTATGAAACCTAAATATACCCCCGGGGAAATTAAGCTTTCTAAGCATCTCGCTGAACAAGGCAAAAAGATAATTGAAAGAAATAAGAATAAAAAGAACAAATAATATAACTAACTAATTAAAATTTAATAATTATGAAGAAAAAATCATACGCATTATTTTTGTTTAGAGCTCAACCTGTTCATAATGGTCATATCGAGCTTATTAAAAAAGCCATTAAAGACTATGATGAAGTTTTGCTTCTGGTCGGATCTGCAGACAAAAATAACGTCCGTAATCCTATTCCAATTGAGTTGAGATTGCGTCTGATTTCTGAGGCACTGAAAGACATCTATGGTGGAGATCCTAACAGTAAGGTGAAAATTTTCACTGCTTCTGTCGATGAACCTTTTATCGACATTCCAAAAGAGGATCTGGACAAGTATGAGGAAGACGACGTTAAGATCGTTAAGATCGTTCCACTGAATGATCTTTCTGACGAGAGTCATAACGATTACGAGTGGGGCTGGTATCTCTACGCTAATGTTGTTAAGCATATCAAGTCTGCGCATTTCACCATGTTTTACAGTGACGGATTTGAGAACATTATGAGTTGGTTCCCGAGCTTTATCCGTAATAAGTTTATCTCATTCAATCTTTTTGCTCGTGAAGCGACTGAAAACAATCTTTCGGCAACAAAAGTCCGTAATTATATCATGAAGAAGAATATGGACGCTTTGAAGAAGTCGGTACCGGCTTGTGTATATGACAATGTTACTTTAATTCGTCATTACATTAACTGCACCATTAAAGCAGCAAAGAAGGATTCTAAGGAGTAATGAAGAATTCGAAGAAAAATGGGAAAAAAATGAAAAGTAAGGAACCGAAAGTTCGGTTCCTTACTGGTCCTGAGGTTGATATGCTTAAAGCATTCGGCGAAAACTGGGAGTCTGTAATTGAAGATTGTTATACTAAAATTTATCAATCTATTGAAGAGGGACGATATACACCAGTATTTAAATTTGAAAATATTCAACAGAGGAATGCTGTAAAATCATATTTCCTATACAAAAAGTTTGTAACACATTGTTCACCATCTGATTTATCTGTTCAAATACTTCTTTAATGGAACGAATACTTAACATACCGAATATCATATCTGCTAAAGATGCAGCTATGATTGCAGCATATGGCGAGAGCGCTCAAGAAGTTCTTATTAGCATTTTTAATGATATTAAAAAAGCTGTAAACCATAGTGAAAAAAATATAGTAATTCCTATGAAAGGACATTCTATTTGGGCACTTAAAAAATATCTGTCAACTTTCGGATATTCAGTTAATTATAAATTTAAAAATAGTTTGGCTGAGTCAAATATAATAATATCTTGGGAATAAAACTATATCATATCGGGTATAGTTCCGCTTAAAAACATATAAACTATATCATATCGGGTATAATTTGAACATGAGTAAAAATAAAGTCGACATAACAAATCTTGATCCAAGTAAAGTTTTCTTTACGTCGGACACGCATTTTAATCATACCAATATTCTGTCTTATTGCTATCGTCCATTTGAAACGATAGAAGAGCATGATGAGACATTGATTAGAAACTGGAATTCCGTGGTTCCTGAAGATGGCGTTGTTTTTCATCTTGGTGATTTCGGTTTCAAGAATGTCCGTTATTTAAAGGATGTGTTTGATCGCCTCAACGGCACTGTATACTTGTGCATCGGCAATCATGATTTTACCAAGTTAAGAGTGTCATTCAAGAAAGTGTTCGAAGAGCAACGGTTAGAATATAACTTGTATATCGAGAAACAACATATTATTCTTAACCACTATCCTTTACTGTGCTTTGCCGGTGCAGAAAACCATTCGGTATGGAATTTGTTTGGACATGTGCATAGTGGTCCTAAAGCCACAGGCTTTGATATACCTCGTTTGACTATGCTATATCCGACTCAATATGATGTAGGTGTAGACAATAATAATTATACTCCTATTAGCTACTATCAAGTTAAGGAAAAAATTGAAGAACAAATTAAAAACTCTAATAAATAATGGAAAATAATAAAAATGATAATGTCTGCGGATGCGTTATTGCAGTATTTGTATGTTTAATCTTACTACTGCTTATGAGCATTGGGTTAGGCAAATAGTATTATGTTTACTAGACTAATATACAAATTGATACATGTAATTATTGATGAAGTTAAAACTGTCGATGGTTATAATGTGGCAAGTACATTTGAAGAGAACAACGGTTATTTTGACTATGAACGAGACGCTGAAGCGTTTATTGCGAAACATAAAAATGACTTAGATAATTATAACGGTTTCTATATTATTGAAGCATGGGTTAAAGATCCTACTCATGTTGAACAGTGTTTTACATCATTGTTTATAAAGACATATGATAAAGATGGAAATTTAATCTGTAGTGATGTGACATACCGCTTTATACCTAATCAGCATGATGCTCTCGCTGAAGATGATATTAGGTTTAACGGTAGAGATGATATACCGTTTAATAAAGGCGATATTGCATGGTTTTATGACTGGTCTAATAGTTGTATATCACCATGTAAAATCAGTGAGCTACCGTTCAATTCAGAAGAAGCAAAACGATATGAATCCCTGGAATACATGGATGACAGTTATCTTGTTTATCCGTTACCGATTCCAGAATACGATAATCATGAACATATACAAAGTTGCTTTATGTTTACTGAAGATATGTTTAAAAAAATGATTGAAAATAATGGCGATTAAAAATAGTTTTAAGGATTTACCAGAATCTATACTCATACTTTATATCGCTTCTTTAATAAGTGCTGATACATGTATTGATGCTGAAACATGTAAAAATTCAATAACTAAGCTTGAAGAATTAAAAGCAGATTTAAGAACAGATCATAAACTTATCAATGAAGTGGATAAAGGTTTGGATATTGTCAAAAAGGACTTAGAATACTATAATGGACTAAATGTTAAAAAATGTTAAGTCCTAAAAAATAATTTTAGGTATTTTGAATATTCATAAAAAATGGTTATATTTTTGCAAGAGTATTAACATATAGACAATGTAATTTATGAATCATTTAATTGACTTCTTAAATAGGAAACGTCTGCCTGTACGACAGATTTTAATGAGTCCTTGCCAGATTTCAGAGAAGATTGACGGTAATGCTCTGCAGGTCTATTATGATCAGTGGAACGATACCTTAAGCTTCGGTAAGCGGTACGACTCTAATAAGAAGAAATCAAGCAATACGCTTGATATATTTGATCTGGTTCTGAATGATGTTTATTATTTAGCATACAACCATCTTAACAAGTATATCGATGTGCTGAAGCAGTACAAGATTATTAACTTTGAGATTTTTGATCCTCAAACAAAACATATCATCGAGTATAAAGACATATATAAGAATAATATTGTCTTACTGTCTGCATTCAACTTTGATGGTTCAGAAGTCTCCGTTTCGTCGCTCCAGGCTTTGTCTGACGAGCTTAATGTTTCAGTTAGACATTTATACTATAACGGATGTTTGGACGCGACAGAAGCCGATATAATGATAAATTGCAAAGATAGTTTAGATGACTTATGGAAACATGTTTGTCAGATATGCGGGGTTAATCCGATGCGAACTGACATTGAAGGTTTTGTTTTAAACTATTATGAGCAAAAACGGGTGTTAAAGGTTCAGAATCCAACCTTTAGAGATGAGTTGCTTAAACATTTGTCAGAAGAACATGTTTGTCAGTTAGGCGAAGTTGTTTATGACTATGTTAAAGATCGTAACAAGCAACCAAAACGCTCAGAAGAGTATATCTGCACTCTTGTAGATATGTATAAAATATGCGAAACATATGAGCCTCTTTTGATAGAAAATTTTTTGAAAAATGCTCACATTTTAGACAATTTTCAAATAAATATTTTACCATTAAAGAAGCTATATGACGGCGATTTAGAGAACATAAAATATCCTAACTTATTCAAGTTTATTTTGCTTGGCTTTAGGAATAAGCGATTTAAAAAGCCGTTATGGTGTTCGCTTGATTATCAATTAAATGTGTTAAATAACTTTATTGAAAACATTGAAAAACTTTAATAGATAACTATAATATAATTTAGAAATATGAATGACGAGAAAACTAATGTAAAAGACACTAGTGTAGTTGACGAGTTCTTCAGCAGTATCGATAATATAACTGTTGACAGCAGCTACATTTTAGATGGTACTACTGACATTGACGGTGCATTGGAACAGATCACTGCTGAAGGTACAACTTTGGAGGAGATTGATGCTATGTTCGATGTTGATGATGTCGAAGGTACTGTTTATGAAGATGACGAACCCGAAAAACGTAAAAAGCGTCAGAGTGAGATTGATAACGAAATGGTTATCAAGTTTATCAATGATCCCACTCATGACAATTTTAACAAACTGTGGGAACGCTTCTACTTTGGTGTTAAAGGCCATGCATTTGGTTTTATGCACAACTGGGATGCAGCAGATGATATCGCTTGCCAAACCTTTACTCGTGCTTGGGAATTCCGTGAGAAGTATGATTACACTAAGGCAAAATTCAGCACTTGGTTGTATACTATCTGCCGTAATTTGTGCTTGGGCGAAATCAACCGCAAGAAGAAAGACAACTATGTCCCTCAGGATATTTCCGATATATTTGACTCTGCCTTGCTTGCAACTTCTGCAGCAATGTCGAGTGATTCAACCCAGTATATCGTTGAGCATGGGGATATCGTTGCAAACAATAACAGCGATATCATGACAAAGATGTATGACGCAAGCCTCATGGAGATTAACAATCTCGGTGGAACTTATGCAACAATTCTGAAGATGAAGTTGCTCGAAGGTCGAAAAATTCGTGAAATCGCTGATACTTTGGATATGAACGAATCGACCGTTAAGAATTACCTGTACAAGGGTAAGGAAGCAATCGCAGCCGCTATGAAGACGAAGCATAAGACTCTTTATGAGATGTACATCGATGCGAATGCTGATGAGTTATCAAAAGTAATTTAATTAAGTTATGGGATTATTTACGAAGATAAGAGATTCGTGGTATAACGTTTAGGATAGCTACAAGCAATACCTAAATGACAAAAAGGCTAAAAAACGCTTTCCCAAAATCATAAAAGAAGTCGCTGAAGACAGGGAAAGTGTTTTTAACCAATATAACGTTAAATACCAAAATAATTATAAGCAAGTTATATATGTTATCACTATTCCAGAAGAATATCAGATAGCCGGACAATCCTGGCAGATAATGGATAAGTTAAATGAAACGTCTTATTTCATTTCCCGCTATCTACGAGAAGTTTTAGGAATAGGTGATAACTTAAGTATGCCTGAATATTTCCATTTAGAGGATCCGTCAAATAACGATATACCGAGTTGCCGGTATTTGGCGATGTGGCAATATCAGCCTGTACTTAAATCTAAAAAAATACCCTATATTATAAATTCCGGTATATCTGTAAGCGGTATAGGTATCATCGGTCTTATACTAAGCTTAATACTACTATGAAAATTTACAGAAACATTTATTTTCTAAAAAATATTATTTAGAAAGGAAAAGGCAATAAAGACATTCTTTATTACGGGTAGATATATAGTAACTCTCGTAATATAAAGGATTTTGATAAAATATTTGATAAAAACCAAGACCTTGTTGTTTCATGTACTAAGTGCTTTATGAATAAATTAGGACAAATAAAACGAGTTAAAAAACCATGAAAAATAGACAATAAGGCAAATACCAAATAAAATTAAAAAATAACATTAAATATATGGCGAAAGATAAGAAAATCGCAGTAGAGAAAGGTGGAAAATTAAAAGAAACAAATGCTCCTGAAGAGAATATCATGGATAATGTTAAGGTTGACGAAAACGGAATACCTGAATTAACAGACGAGCAAAAAGAATTTGCAAGAATGACAGTCCGCAAAGAATTTAATGAAAAGTTTTCAAAGTGGGCAGAAATTGCAGAGGAAGATGCAACTGATGAAGACATTGAAGAAGTAAAGAAAGACTTCGAAACCTGTCTTGAAGAGAATAAGAATAAAACATATAAACTTGCAACTCATGAAGATGGTTTAGCTGTAAAAACTGCTGAATTCCTTTATATGTGGAATACAAAGTTTAACACATGGGAGAAAGGTTCATGGCGAGGAGTAATCCATTTTGATAAAGTGATTAAAAACATCATTGAGGATTTAAAAGCAAATCCTGATAAAGATTTTGAAGTGGATTATTCAACTCTGATTTTCTTATATCAATCAATGATGGAGCCTAAGGGTATTGGTCTTGATTCAGCTAGAGCAATGGCTAAATTCGAAAATTATAACGAAGAGACTGGTAAGCCTTATGAAGAGAATATCCCTGTAACCTATAGCGGAATTCTTGAGAAAGTTATGATTGAGGTTCAGCAGTTAAGCAATGTCGATAAGAAGCTTACAATTCTGAAAGAGCGTGTCAACCTGGCTTATGCAGGTTTGAAGATGAATCTGAAGATTCAGAGAATGGAGGAATTCTTAGAGTTCCATGACGCTATCACGGCTGAAAATGTGGATCAAGATCCAGATGTTAAAGCTGCAATGAAGTCATAATAAGTAAATTTTATTTTTAGTAAAGAGAAGACATGTTGTAATTGATAACATGTCTTCTTTTTTGCTTTAATAAATATATAAAATAGAAATATTACATGGAAACATTAGGAACACCTGGAATAATTTTAACAAAAGATGATATTCGTGATATAACACAAACTATAAATCCAGAAGAGGCACAATATGTTATGGACATTCGTTCAACATTAGACGATGCTAAAAACGAGAATAAAGATGAAGTTATATTTTTAGCAAAACTTATAGCATTTGAAAAAGCATTCAGAGCAGTTGATTTAACAGCAAAGAATGACAGCTATAAGATAAACATTACAGACTTCTCTTGGACACTGAAGAATTTTACAGAAGAAATGTATTAGATCATACAGTCTATTATAGGTGAGGTTCAAGGTTCAGCTATATCGCAAATTGAATTACCAGTTAGCGATAATCCATTAGAGCTTTTGAATGAAATAAAGATTATGCTTTAGAATTTTTCTGATAAGCATAACGATGATAAAGAATACAAAGGAGCTGTATTTACTGTAAACCAATTCTTGTCAAATGTCCATAAGTTTATCTATAAATTTAGGATCGCAAGAACGTCTGACGCTAATTATGCGGAATAGCTAGATAATGCTATGAAAGAAATAAACACTGAAGTACCTTTAAGTATCATCAATTTCTAAAAATAAAGCTATATTAATATGATACCTATAAATACACCGGCAAGAAGGAATTATAATAATGTCGGAACGTATAACAATGGTTTCGAATATAAGATTATGCCTTTGTCGTTTAACCTTCAATAGAAAGGAAACGATAACTTGCCTAATGAATTAAATAATAGGTTTTCTTTTAATTATGGCGATTTAGTAACTGGTACATGTATATATGATCAAGAGGAACATCAAGGAACTATCATAAACATTCTGTATGATGAAAAAACGAATAAACCTAGAATTGCATATATACTTGATTCATATAGCAGTATGGTTTTACCAATAATATATAGCACACTTTATTTTTCATTCTATGAATCATTAGAGGTTACTAAACCGTTAAAAGAAAATCCGATAAATAATAAAAGAAATCTTAAAGAGATGAAAATATTAAAAGAGACATATTCAAGCAGTTCAGAATAGATGGATGATTCCATAAAAACACAATAGAAGAAATAGAAAAAACGTGATAGGTTAGCTGAAGCTAATAAAGCGTTTGCTATTGGTGTTTTAGGAAAAATAACATATAACAAATATTTAAATAAAGGTATTTTTGCACCTATGCCTTTATCTGGATTAAAATTGACATTAGAAGATTTTTATCTATTGAACCCAGGTAATAAGGGTATAAAAATGTTAGATGCTGAAGATATTGAAAAAACTAAGAGATTAGTCGGACTGTTTAATAAACTAATAGGTAAAGAAGTGTATCGTATTATCGATAACGGTTATAATTATTTACTGTAGACAAATACTGTATTAAAAACGTTTGATGATGTTATTGATATGTTATTGACGATAAAGAAAGCTTATAAGACAGTTTACAGATGTAATGATTCAAACTGTGATATAAACTGGGATCCTATTAAGTCTAAATTTAGAAAATACTTAAACTAAAAATATTACTGATATGAATACTATTGCAAACAACGTAGATCGTTATTATGACAGCTGGGATTGTAATACTGAAGTTTCTAACATAAGAAGCAGAGGTACATACCCACATGTAAGGCCTATTCCACATAAGAGAAGAAGACCATATCCACAGTTATGGAATCAACATAAACCTTACGGAATGGCTACAATGTGTTTCGATCCATTTGATGACAGACCAGACTGGTTCTTGTTTAGACCGAGACCAAGAAGACGTCAATTTGAAGAAATTATGCATCATGATCCTGAATTCCCAGAAGGAATCAGACAAGATCATGCAATGTGTATTCCTCATGACCATATGCATCTTAGACATGTTATACCTGATACATATGATGAAGAGATTGGCGATACAATTATAATTTAATGATTATAAAAAATTAATGAGAGTGATTAAAACAATCACTCTCATTTTTTATACCGGTTTTTTATATTCGAGATTATATAAAAATTTTAGGAATGCTAAATTTAGCATTCCTAAATACTTTTTTATTAGAGGCAAACTTCGTCCCAGAAGTCAGCCCTGAATGTCATGTCAGCTGATAACAAGTCACCACTTTGATAGTTAAGCGTTGGACCACCAACACCTTGAGTTGGGAAAATATAATAGAATACCCACTGCCAGTAAGGATTACCAGCTCTATCTTGCATGGTAACTGTCATTGACGGAGCCACATAGTCTTTCTTAAGACCTTCACGACCTGTCAAAGGATCATATAACATGTCTACCCATTCACGGAGGAACTTATATGTATAGTTCTCAGGTGTACCGTTATCGTATGAAAGGTTAAGCTCAAAGTGCAATGTCAAGTCGACTGTAGTTCCACCTGCAGGAACAGCAGCAGCGAATGTTCTCGTTGCAAATTTATAGTGCTGTTCAACAGTACCTGGATCTTTTGATGCTGTGATCTGACCAATTGAAGTTACACCTTCAAGAATAATATTCATACGTTCATCGTCTGTCGTATCTTGCATACCTCTTGGGACAGTCATCTGAACTGTAAATAAGTTCTGATAAATCGGTTCCCACAATGAAGTCGATACACGGCTATTTCTAAAATGTGAAAGACCTAACAAACCTGTAGATTTTTTTGGGACATCAGGTCCATTTGCTAAAACTGCCATATTTAATTAAATTGTATGTTTTTATTATTTATCTAAGAAAAACAGAAAAAAAATAGACTATTTGCAAAAAATACATATAATTTAAGAATCTGTGAAATTTTTATTTTTCAAAAATTTCATAGATAAATAAAAAGATGTTCAATTAAGAGCAAACTTTTTCTTAAACGAGCATTATAATTATTAAATTAAAAATTAAAAATTTTTTAGAAAAACTATGAAGAAATTGGTTTTGGCTTTGGCCGCAATTTTTGCAATGAGCTTTGTATCTTGCAACACTATGTGCAACAAGGACGCTGAGAGCACCGACTCAACCGCAACTGACACAACTGAGGTTGTTGATTCTCTCGCAGGTGCAGCAGCAGATTCTGTAGTAACCGTTGATTCAACTGCAGTAGCTGAGTAATCCTAACGCTTTGTTGATTGTTGTTGAACTTGTGACTACAAGTTCTTGGGCACATTTCTATTAGAATAGAAATCATACTTTATATTAAAATGAGGTTCTGGGTAACTGGGACCTCGTTTTTTATTAAATAAATATAAAAATTTTCAATATTATAATGGCGACTTGGCCTCAAGTAGTTTAGACATTAGGAAAATGGTATCAAGCCAACATACACACATATTGGGGATCGAGATCAAAACCGAGAGCTCATAACACACCTTAGTGTTTTAATTCACCCTATGGACCGGTATGGGATGACTGTACTGGGTTTTGTTCAACATGCTTACAAGTATTCGGTATATTCAAAAAAGGAAAATATAACGGTACTTATAGTGGCATCGGCGGTTAGCGGTTTGGTTCTTCTGATTTTGCATCTCGAAATTCAATGTGCGGAAGACTTTTAATGAAAGGAGGATTTGCTTGTTTACCGTTTTCATGGGCTGCAGTAAGACCTTATGATATTATAAGTGTGTATCGCCCAGGTGGACATCATCATGCAGAAATATACTACGGAAAAATAAACGGCAGAGATTATTCATACGGTTGGGGAAACGTACATGACGGTATAAACGGACATGCAGGTATGCCGCATCCAACAACTAAATATAATGACTACCAATTAATCTGGAGACATAATGGAACAAGTATAGATACACCTATCTATTCTGGTGATTATGATATGTAGCAATAGATGAATCAACAATATGGAGGCGGTTTATATGGTCAATAGCAAGACTCGAATGCTTATCCAGTTCATGAAGAATACGTTACTATAACATAGCAATACGGAAACATATTTGAAAATACAGCTGATAATGCAATAACTGTAGCTTCATTAGCAACAGATTCGTCATGGTTTACACCTGATTCATCGAGTATTAACCAAAGGCATGTCAGAATTTATTCTACGAACGATTCTTCTATTGTTCTTGATGAACTTTCATTACCTGTTTATCATCAAAATGATAATTTTGCAAATAGAGGTATTGAAGGTGAAAGGGAACGAGATAATATGGCGAGAATAGATAGATCTTTATACGAGACAACAGACTCATCGACGAATCAGGTTCCAGATTCATCAACAAACCAAACAGCAACCGCATAAAAATAATATAAAAACTATGGCAATCAGTGGTGGAGATTTAGCTGGTGTTACCAGAGGAGTTTATATAGCTAAAACATTAATGCAAAAGATGGGATTAAAGGATTTTCAGGCAGCTGGATTTCCTGGATGTTTTATGGCCGAATCGAGATGTAATCCTGCTGCATATAATAAAGCCGAGAAAGCTGGAAGGTTTAAGGGTTCATCAGCGAACGGTTCAGGTTATGGTGCCGGTTTGGCTTAGTGGTCAAATGCTTGGAAATATTCTATCCAAAAAATGTTCGGCAAATATTCGCCTATTGAAACTTGGACATTAGATTAGCAGATACAAATTGTTTTAAGAACATGTAAACCTACATTTATTAACATGTTAAGAGGCTGTACTTCAGCTGCATAGGCAACAGATTTAGTTTTAAGAGGATATGAAAACGGCGGTGGAGGTAGTGGCGGTTTACGTTCTAAATAGTCCATGAAAGCTTATACATGGTGTAAAAATGTATATATACCTGATGTGGGTAGAAAATCTTTTGCTGATGGCTATATAGGTGCTTTAGCTGAAAGAACTGCATGGGCTAATGTTATACTGCAAAAAATGGGTTCTGTTAATTTAAGCGATATATCGAATTTAGGTTCTATAGGAGGTATAGATACAACAATGGGTATAGGCGATAATATGTACGGCGGACAAATGGGCGGTTTTGCAAACGGAAACCAATATCCTGTCCATACTGAATATGAAACCTTTAGCGGATCCGGTGGAAATATATTTGAAAAAACAGATAAAAATGCGATTTCACAAGCTGCATTTGTTGACCCAAGTACAGTTAATACAGATGTAGGATTTTTAACCAGCAAAGAGCTTCATGTCAGAATCTATTCAACTAATGATTCAAAAATTGTATTAGATGAATTATCATTACCATCTTACCATTAGAGTGATAACTTTGCAAATAAAGGTATAGTCGGTGCAAGAGAAACAGATAATACTGCTAGAATTGAGAAAGGTTCTGGAGATGTTAAAACAACAGATTCAAGTACTATATAGACTACAGATAGTAGTACAGGAAATACAAATAATAAATAATTAAAGTAGTAACAATGCCTAATTATACACTAAATATGTAGAAATGTATATAGCATTTAAGATCGCATGCTTTTTCATCATCACATCATGTTTGTGCGACTTATGTAAAAAATGCTATGGCAGCTGGTGGACTTCCATATTTACCGGGAAACGGTGGAGATAACTGGAGAGTTTGTCAGAAGTTAGGTTATACTCGTTATAATCCTGTCGGTGTTAATACGAATCAGCCAACACCTACATATACCAACAGAAGTCCTCGAAACGCCGTCGTAGGAGATATATGCTGTGTATACAGTTCTGGTACGGTCGGTCATATGTGTATGTATGATGGTTTTCAATGGATTTCTGATTTTAAATAGAATTCATGTATACCTTATTCAACATGGTGGGGAGCAACATTCTGGAGATGGAAAGACGCTCCTGCCGGTGATTTTGCATATACAGGAGACATGAGCATGGACATGGGCATGGGTGGAGGCATGGGAGGTATGATGTCATCACAAGAAGCGTTATCAAATGCATATCCTGTCCATAATGAATATTAGACTATTACCGGTACTGGTGGAAACATATTCGAAAGCGCGAATTACAACGCAATAACATCAGCACATATGACTACAGACCCATCTACATTACATAAATAGGCTGATACTCAACATACAAGAATTTATTCAACTAATGACTCAACAATAGTATTAGACGAATTATCACTACCGCTTTATCATCAAAACGATAATTGGGCAAATAAGAATGTGACAAAAGAACAAGAGCAAGAAATAATCAATAAAAATGAAGCTCTAAAAAATAGTTAGACTACAGATTCAAGTAATATTGATTCTTCAACGAACAGTTAAAAGTAAGTAAAATCCAATATGGCTAATATTCTAAAATACAATGGTATAACCTATGTAAGAAGAGGTACCGTAGAAGATAATGGTCAATATGATCATTACTACTATACAACGAATATAGAAAAGACATATAACATTATATATGAGGGATAGAGAGGTACTTTAACCACTGATACCTTATATTATATAAACGAGGAAACAGACCAAATCATAACCAGGGATTATTTCAGCTGGTCTATGCATTATGGTTATACAGTTTAGGCGGGTACTTGCTTATCAGCTGCTCAAGAAGCGGAAATCCAAAATATTATTGATACATGTAGTTATGAACCAGATACATTAATAGATAGTTCTACTGGTAATAAAGGTGATAACGGCGATTTAGAAGGTAGTATCGGTGAAAAGTCTCCTCCTGATTCAAGTTTAGACAATAAGGATAAGGATAAAGGGGACGGTAGTAAAGGTTTGTTTGATGATACAATGGGTGTTGATGACGAGAATTATGTCAGAAGCACATTGCCATTAGGAGCTGACTTACATAATATTGATTTAGTTGGCGCTGATATTAAAGATATTGATCCTGAACATGTTGGAGAAAGTAACTTATATAATAAAGGTACAACGTATCCTATTATCAGAATTAATGACCATTACTTTACTCAGGATGAAATACAAGAGTTCTCAATGGAATGCGGTTACTATAAGGACTACACAGATTATGCTAAATACAAGATGCCTATAACCGGATTTTTGCCTACAATGCGATTAATTGTTCGAACAGCAAACCCTGATTTGTTAAAAACAAACCATATCAAACAAGGTGATAGATGTGCAGTTTTCTTCTCAGCATCGCATCAAATGATTAAATCAATGAGGTGTGATTTCAGGATAACCAGTTGTGTCTCTGACGATATGACCTAGAATAGGTATGATGCTTTTGTAACATATATCATTAAAGGTGAGCTTTATATTCCAGATTTAAGGAATGAAGAATTACGATATAACTTCAATGGTTCTTCACGAGATGCAATGATGGATATCGCTAAACGATTAAGATTAGCTTTCTTTTTTTGTGATCCTGAAGATACAGCTGAAGATGTTATGGTGTGGTGTAATTGCAAAACGCCAGAGCTATTTATACATGACTTAACTACCCATGCATGGAAAAACGCTGATTCGTTTTTTGAATCTTGGATTGATCCTCGTTACGGTTTGTCTTTTTAGAATATAAACCATTTATTAGGTGAAAGAGGATTAGACGAAACGATTGACGCTACATTATGGATTAACGCATTTGTTAATCATAGAAATTATATTTCTGAAACAGAACGCGAAAAACTTGATAGAGCATAGGCTAAGATTTTAACAAATATTAATGCGGACCCTGAATCAGCGACAGTTTTCCATATCAACTCATGGAAATATATCAATAAAGCCCAGGAGATTCAAGATTTTATCGGTCTTAACTGTAAAATGCAGTACGAATCAATTAACCCAGGTTTACAAGATTCATCGACTGCAACTAATTACAGTGTTGAATATTCGATGTGTTTAAATAAAGATAAGTTTGATCCCGAAAAAACAGACAACAACTTTTATGTATTATTAGGTCCTGCACGTAACTTGACATATGCGGAATCAGATACGACTATGGAAGTTTCTGAAACTGAATCATCTAATAAACAAGAACCAGAACAAATTGTTAACCAGCAATCTGACGGCGATGCTGATACGATATTAGCTACAGATGGAAATATGATGAGCTCTGGAAATACACATAAATTCTATGAGACTGCATATGAGCATAATATGAGAAACTTATTACAGCTTCAAAAACAGGAAATCGTTGTAGAGTTGAACGGTGCTAACATATCTATTGTTCGAGGTGAAAAAATTCCTGTTCTTTTAGCTGATATTGATAAAGCCATATCTTTATTATACAGTAATAACTACAGTGCATATAATCAAATTGGTGATGTTAGTTCTGGTGCCTTAGTGAATAGAGAGACATTATCGAATATTATATATGAAGCAGAATCTGGTTGGTATATTATCGACGGTATTGAATGGGTTTATGATCCGAGGTCACCGAATACAATGGGTACATTCTGGAGAACTAATGTTAAATTGACAAGACGAGAATGGCCAATACCGAATAAGACTCTATTAGATGCGAATCTATAGACAGAAAATTATCAGCAGCAATTGTACCTCATTAATACTAACGCTGGTTCTGTCAAACTTTCTAAAGAAGATGCATATAGATACGGTTATACAGATGAAGATCTTTTATATCCGCTTCCTCCTCATGAACCTGTTAAGGGTGTTGGTACTTATGAAGATGGAACGACACTATTAGCTGAAACTGTAGTTACTGCCCAAGGTGGAAAACGAAAGGTACCAGGTTCAGATATAGTTGATCCGATTGCAGGTTTAACTGGTGTCAATATACCTGGTTTAACTGACACTAATCAAACTGGGACTATGTATGATGGTAATGGAGCAACAACATCTAATATAGTGAATTGGGCAACAGATTTATATAACCAGTATGTGACAAATGAAGATAAGGTGGAAAACTCTACTGTCCCGTTAACAGGCCTTAAAGATTATATGAAACAAATTTATCGGGCAATTGCTGAAGCATCAGATAATCGAATTAGACTCGTTTCTGCGAGAAGATGGGCAGCAGATGAATACGGAAATAAGATAGACGGTAACGCATTTGTCACTAAAAACGGTTATTATAAATGTATGAATGCAATGGGTGATGTGTTGTATTTCAAGAAAAATAACTCAAGACATTTGTACGGTGAGGCGATTGATATTATCAATAACAATATTGATTTTATGGAACTAATGACAGATGTCATAATGAAGAATCCAGAAGTACTCAAATTGATGTATACGTACGGTGTATCAGCTTATATCGAGCAAGCTAAGGATGATACAGGTGTAACAACAAAACATTACCATATCGGAACAGATACGATTAAACAAGCAGAGTTCTGGGCGAGTGTTAGAGCTATTCTGGGTAATGATAGAATTCCTGGAACTGTTATAACATTCTCAAATTATATGAAAAACAATACACATGCAGAATTAGAGATTTCTCATATAGAGGTTGACGAGAAATCGTTAGAAGACCAAATATCTTAAATTAAAGGTGAAGTATAACAAACTATACTTCACCTTAATTATATAATATAAAAATAATTTAGATTAATGGCTGATAAACAATATAAATTTGTATAGATTGAAGATCCAAATACATGTCCGTTAGATGAACTTGAATATGAAGTCGAACGATTAAAAAATTTAGGAGATTTCTATGAAACTAAGTAGTTGGCACTCAAGAAGTTTATTAATTCTGTCTATGGTGCAACCGCTTCAAAATATTTTTTGGCACATAATACAGCTGTTGCAGAATCAATTACGTTACAGGGTCAAGATTTGAATCACTTCTCTGAAAATGCAGTTAATGAATATTTTTCAGGAATTTTCCAAAACGACTTTGAACTTCATAAGAAATTAGGTATTGATTCTAGTTTAGCTCAACAAGTATCAATAGCAAAAGGAAAAACAACAGAAACAGGTTTATTAGAAGGTCCAGAATTTTGGTATCTTAACGGAAACCAGAGTTTGACTGTTGCAGGTGATACTGATTCAGTTCCAGCAGATACAATAGTTTATACAGATGAAGGAGCAGTAACAATTGGTGAGTTATATGATGAATGCAAACATCTTAATAAGCATCTAGAATTCCATTTAAATGTTGATCCTGGTGATAGTAAGCGAGTGGTTCCTGGTGCAAATAAGAAAATTCTATCGTATGTCGATCACAATGTCTCAGGAACTTATAAGCCTATTAAATATGTTATGAAACATAAGGTATTTAATAAAGACAAATATAAAGTAAGAACTGAATCCGGTAAAGAGCTTATACTAACAGGCGATCACAGTTTGATGGTTATTCGTAATGAAGAGTTAATAAGTATCCCCGTAAGAGAAGTTTGTAAATCAGATAGAGTTATAACAATAGGTTAAGCAGATTGCTAGAGATAGAGCTGATATGAGAGGATGAACCAATTAAAATAGATTATTTTAACTTTTAAAGGAGTGTTTCTTAAGAGACATTCCTTTAAAAATAAATATAAAAATAGTTTTTAAATATTCATGAATTAGAACATAAAGCACTTGCTTGAAGAGTATGTACATTATTTTAATCCTGCAGTTATAAAAGATAATAGTCCTCGAAAGTTAATACCATAGGATACGTTAAATGATATTTTATATTATCACCCCAAAGACGAAAATGAATTAAGGAAGTATATAAAAATGCTATTAGCTGATGGTATAACAGATTTAAATTGTATAGACACATCTGAAATTACCGATTTCAGTTACTTATTTGATCAAATTCATTATGGCGGTATACCATTAAAAGAGAAAGAAAGAGATTCATTAGATATTAGTAGATGGGATGTGAGTAGGGGCAAAACATTTAAACATATGTTTAATGGTATGAGTCATGCATCTATTTGGCTTAATTGTAATATAAGTAATTGGAATGTAGGTGCAGGTGAAGATTTCAGCTATATGTTTGCATATAATGATTATTTTAATCAAGATTTATCTGGTTGGGATATAAGAAATGGTAACGATTTTAATCATATGTTTTTTGAGTGTAAAAGATTTGATCAAGATTTATCTTGTTGGAGTGAAAAATTTAAGCAAAATGCAAACATTAGATGGATGTTTAAAAATACACCTATAAACAATACAAATAAAAAGCCTAAAAAGAGAAAATAAAAATGAACAAGAATATACAAGACTTAGTAACTGCATTTAATCCTGCTGTTTTAGATAACGGTAAGCCTAAACAGAAAGTTAAAAAAGAAATAGTTAATGATACTTATTATTCAGAGCATCCTGAAACTAAGGATGAGCTTAAACGCATAATAAAACAAAGGCTCTTAGATGGTATAACGGATCTTAATGATATTGATGTATCTAAAATAACTGATTTTTCTGAACTTTTTGCTGATATAAATGACAGGATTCAAGGGCTCGATATTTCGTTATGGATTGTATCTAACGGCAGGAACTTTTCAAAGATGTTTAAGAATTGTATTGATTTCAATTGCGATATAAGTAATTGGGATGTATCTTCTGGCGAAAAGTTTACAGGTATGTTTACTAATTGTTCTAACTCGTTTAATCAGGATTTAAGTAAGTGGAACGTTTCTAATGCCATAGATCTAAGTCTTATGTTTCAGTCTTGTGAACAGTTTAATGGAAATGTATCTACTTGGAAACCAGCTAAATGTAAAAATTTTTATGGAATGTTTGCAAATTGCATTTCATTTAATCAGCCATTAAATGAATGGGATGTTTCTTCTGGCGAAAATTTTACTTACATGTTTTGGAATTGTGATTCATTTAATCAACCATTGGACAATTGGGATGTGTCAAATGGGTTGTTATTTTCTGGTATGTTTTGTAATTGCCGGAACTTTAACCAAAATATAAATTGCTGGAATGTTGACTTCGCTATAAGAATGAGTAGCATGTTTGCAAATTGCAGTTTATTTAACCAACCATTAGATAAATGGAATGTATCCAGATGTTATAAATTTTCTAGCATGTTTGCATATTGTAGATCGTTTAACCAAGATCTTAGTATGTGGAAAGTTATGAAGGTTCCATCAGAGAGCGTGAAGGCTCAAACAGAAACGGTAAATTATAGCAAAATGTTTATTGGTTGTACATCGTTAAGACAATCTTTTGAAAGCTGGGATTTGCCACCATATCCTCGCATATGTAAATGTGAAAATATGTTTGATGATTGCAAGAATATGAAAGGCTTGCTTCCGACATGGTACCAGATGCCGTAATACTAATATTAAGAATCAGAATAAATATTTTTTAAGACAAAAATAATTATCTGATTATGAGCAATAACTTTAACAACCCTGATATATGTTTAGATCGTATAAAAGTGTTATATATCAGTAAAAATACAATCGATAAAAATGATATAAATTCGATTAAGAAAGCGGTAGAAAAGAAACTTGAATATATGGCTGAACACCTGTACGGAGAGTTTTATGAACAAAGGTTTGTATATGAAATAACTGGTGAACAAGATAATGCATTAGAAGTACGTCTAGTTCATGATTAGAATATAAAAGAACTAACAGATAAAATGTTTATTGTTAATGATTAAAAAAATAGAGGATTGCATATTTACAATCCTCTATTTTTATATTAAATCTTTACGAATGCTGTAACTATCGCAACATCGTTAGGGTTATCACCTTTTATAAATCTATCGCCTTTAAAGCTTATTTCATAAGCTATATTGCATCTTCCGTTATTTGTTACAGATGATGTCCAATATTTTCCTTCATCTAAGAAGTCAACTGCTTTAGACAATTCAAATAAAGTTGGTAGATAGGTGTTTTCTTTTAGATATTGTACTATCGACTGTATTTGTTCTGATGATGGATCCAAGAAATTAAGGCATTTGTTTGCAATTGTTTTTGTGTATATAGCAGGACCATTTTCTAGTGTTGCTAACACCTTTGTATAATTTAATCCATTTATACCTTCCTTATAATGATATTTGTTACCAGGAATAACATTATAATGATCATCATCGTTTAGACTAGCCTTAAAGTAGAAATCCTCGTATTTTCCTTTATTACCGGGAACATCTAGTTTTACAGGTTCTTGCTATAAGAACATAAATCTAGGCTTATGATCTATAAACGCACCGCTTGAAGCTACGCATACACAAATCGCATTTTCTTCTTCATCTGAAATCATTAAACCATTGTTTTCATCAAATATTATATAATCACCCGGCTAAGCATTTTCAACCTATCTAAACATTGACTTCATGTAACTTTCTATAGGTGAGTCTTCATCTTCAGCTTCTACAGGTATTTCTTCTATCTCATCGGATGTTTGACTATATGCTTGATAGTTACGGCTATTATTCGCTGCCTATGCTAAATCAGCAAAGCTACGTCCTCTTGGCTGTTCTTCTGGTACATCATTAAATTCAGGAAAATCTATACCAGGTTGAGGCTCTTCATCATCAGTCGTCTTGTCTTCATAAGGTGGAAAATCTTGTTTAATCTCAAAATCAACAGTACCACCATTATCGACATACATATTTTGTATATCACTTATTGATCCGCCGTTATCAATATATGCTTGACCATACAATTTAAATGTACCTATTCTGCTTATATCAGCAACTGTTTCAGGACATTCAGATCCAGTTTTTAATAAGCCTATAATGTATTTCTGTAAAAGAACATCTTGAGTATCTTTTTTTGGAGGCCTTTGATTTTCTGAACTTTCACCCTTTTTATTAAGGACAGATAACATAGAGCTTATAGAAGCTTTAAGTTTAGGATCAACATTTTGTAGTATTCTGGCTTCATTTATATGTTTTCTTCTTAACATTATTATATTATTACTTATTTTTCTTAACTCTTATTGCGTATACATGAGTTTCTCCATTCTCGTATACTTCCACAGCGTCACCAGTTTTTAAAGCACTAATGTGGGTTTTAACTGACCATTGAATATATCTTAAATCGTCGTCAGATATTTTAACATTAAATTTTATAAGCTGTTCAAAAATATCTTGTGAAATCTTTTTTAAGTCATTACCGGTTAAAACTGCTGCATTATTATCATTATTAGGGTCTGTTATGAATATTATAAATCTATCATCATAATTAGCGGGGTCTATAAATTCATTCAAAGATTTTTTAAGTCCTTTACTTATACCCTATATTATTGATTTAGATATATCGCTCATATCTTTTTTATTTTATTTATCATAAAAATTAAGGTGTTGAATTTTTATTCAACACCCATATTTAATCTTATTTTATTTTTAATACTATAAAATTAATATAATCTTTTATTTCAAATTGTGCAAATTGACCAACACGTAATTTTGTACACTATGTTTGTAAAAACTCTAAAACTTTATTATAATATGATTCATTTTCAGGATATTCACCAAATATCCAGTCGTCTTTACTAATTATTTTCCAAACCAATTTACCTATTTCATCTAACGAATTGAAACATGATGCCTGGGGATGCATATATGGATTACTATCATACCCAACTATATAGAAAAAAAGATATTTAGGATAAATTTTATCTTTTTTTACCCTTTGTCCTACATAACCAGCTTCATTTAATGTCTTTTTAACTTCACGACTTACATTCCGCATTATGTGTTCATATAACTGCTTATTATCTCTTTTCATAGCTTTATTAGTTTTGTTTTATCACGTATACTGTATAATTCTGTCTATTCTGTTTATTCTTAATTACAGCACACTCATTTAATTTTAAGTTTTGAACATTATTATAAACAAAATCACTTACTAATTCTTCCTATTCATTTGTGAATCCACCCTGGTACCAGATCTAACCATTCATAAAACTTAAATTTTCTGAACACGTAAAATACTATATTTTTTCTAAGTCGTTATCAACAACAAACACGGCATAAGGATCATACTCGTATATGTTGGATAACGTTTCATTTAACTCGCTCTCTATTAAATACTTTATGCTGTTGTTCATATAATAAACACATTTTTAATATTTATTAGCGTTTATAATTTTAATATTTAAAATAGATAATGTATCTTTGTGGCGTTTGATTAACAGACAATTTAAGTTAAATTAGTTATAATAATTGATTTTTAATGCATTAGATATATGGAACAGAATAATATTATTAAGATTTTAGAGTATGCACCGGTTGATAAGGTAAAACTTTACAGTGTGCTTCACGGTAAAGACCTTGTTTTTAAAGGTGTATACAATACAGATGAAAAGCAAGTTTTTCATCTCGCTTCTGGGGATGAAAAGTTTGACGTTCAATCAAACGGTAGTTGGATTCCTGGTGGCGAATGTGTTATTTTCCCTGATAAGCAATGTCGAAATTGGGAAAAGTGGCAATACTGGCTGTTCAGGTATAGCATTGGCTCTGTAATCATTGACCAGTATTGTAACCCTTATCTGATTACAGAAGAATATTTTGTTCCTGTTAATCCTAGAATTAAGGATGATATTATTCGTAACCACAAAATGGATCTTACGGAGGCACGCTATGCTTCTCCATTAGAAACTGTGAAATATTTCGAAGATTTAGAGAAAAACGGATATTTCTATGATAAAGTGAAGGATCAAATTTGTCCTAATGGTTTAGCTATGATTCCTGATAAGTTCTATATTTGTACAAAGACGTATGAAGAAAAATCTTTCATACAAAACGTGTCCGTGACAAGATTCTTCAAGAAAGGTAAGTCTTATAAATGTACAAGTAAAAATACGTTGATTGATGAAAATGGCAACGTAAAGCAAATCAGTTGTGATACATTCACCGGTTATTTCCGTAAGGAACCGTGGAGTTTTTCAGACGCTAAACGTGGTGATGTGCTTGTTGACAATTACGGATCGGTTTTCATTTTTGATTGCCAAGATGAAACAGGTATTTATGCTTTTTGTGGCCTTGCCCGAAAGAGTAAGCAGTTTGTATTTTGCTACGACTTTCCTGGCAATAAGTATGGACATGCTTGGATTAGTAAAATCGGTGATTATATAAATACTGAAAGCATCAAGCCTGCTTCAAACATAGATAAACAAACGCTTTATATGGCGATGAAAGACGCTGGTTATACTTTTGATAGACAGCATTTTATGCTTGTTAAATTCATAAGTAACACCAAAATCAATAAGTTTACTAAGCCTTTTGTCGGTATGCTTTTGAAGAATGATCCTAAGAAATACACAGATCCTTTTAATATGAAAGATAAAGAGAAATATCTGAGTAGGGTGTTTATGATTGTTCATATTGACAAGTTTGGCAAGGCAACACTCGCACCTATCAACACTCGCTCAGTTGTTACACTAGGGTTTGTTGGAGTAGAACATGCTTGTCCTATCCATGAAGATGTTAAGGACATTCCTAACTTCTACATTGAGCTTCCCAAGGACGAGAAAGTTTTGTATGACCCGTCTTTATTAGAAACGCTTGATCCAGTTTTAGTTAAAAACTTGAATTGTGATGAATGGAAAGTAACGCACTTCTCACACATTAGAGACGGCAGGTTTGTCTGTGAAGTCGGAACCTTCAATATCTGTATTCCCTTTAACAGCTTAACCAAACATTTGGTAGGAACAACCAAGGATCCGATTCCTATCTATAACATGAAGATAGAGTAATTATGAAATTCGATTATATCATTTAGAATCCTCCGTATTCAGGATTAACACATATTGATTTTTTACGAAACATGTATGATCTCCTCCCTGCCTCAGGGAGGATGGTCATTATATAGCCATCTCGTTTCTATATTGAATTAAGAGAAACAAAAGACAGGAAAGAAGTATTTAATCCAGTTATTGACCATATCAAAGATAATGTTTATAAAATTATTATCGAGACACTGGCATTTGACTTTAAGATAACAAATGAAATCCCTCTGGCCATAACATATATTGATAAATCGAAAACGTATAAAGAAAAAGAGTTGATTATATGTGGCGAGTAGATAATAACAGATGATATATATGACTGTAATTTGATAGGTAAAAGGACTGTAATAAATTCCATACTAAATAAAGTCTAGAAATATCCGGACATGATGATTAATCATAAGGATAAGAAATCGAATAAAGATACTGCAGCTTATGTCAAATATCAAGGAAGAGTGTTAATGAATGTCGCTAAGCACTTCTATACCGGGAATAGATATGGAGATTATAATAATTTAGGAAATTTCATTAAAGATGAAATTCATGGATTGACTTTATTCAGACCATATTTTGATTGTTGTTTCTTTAAGAACAGAGAGATTTATAATTCTATTCAGGATGATATGCAGAACTATGTTATTTGTGACATATTTGAGTCGTATGAGCAAAACAAAGATGCGTTGAATAACTGGAAGCATTTCATATATGAAACTTATCTGGGCCATTTTATTCCGATTGTATGCTTAATATCAAAGCAGAACACTGTGTATAATTATATGCCTTTTATAACGGATTATATGAATGATGAACAATTATATAAAAGGTTCGGTTTCACAGAAGAAGAAATAGAATTAATAGAAAATACATGCAGGAAATTTGATAGGGATAACTGGTGGTTTAAACGGTATGCAACTGGTGATATGACAATTAAAAAAGAGTGATATTAGTTTATCACTCTTTTAAATTTATTGCAAGCCTGTAATTATGTATCTATCATTACTTGAGTTTGTGGTCTTATACGATTCGCCGCCATCATTAATTGTATATTCTACTCTTACATTAACGTCTTCTATTATACAAGGCTATAGTGAGTCATATTTTGTATCTTTTGCCCAAACATAATCACCTACCTCATATTTTATATTTACCGGACGGTAATCTTCGTTTAAAGCTTTCTTTACTTGCTTTGAGACACTACGCATTATCTATTCATATAGAGCCTTTTTATCTCTTTTCATACTATACTGATTTTATTTTATTTATCTTTAGGCTATTATGCAATACCTAAATATAATATTTAACACTAATTAGTGTTAAATATTTTTTTATTTCAAAAATAAGTATTATCTTTGTAATGTAAAAATTAAACGATAGATAATATGAAAGTACAAAGAATGTCAATTAATGAGTTTATGGAGCATGTCGTTGCATATCTTGAAGAGCAAGGACATCCCAATGTCAGAGAATATAACCGCTGTAATATTCTTGTTCAGTGCGTCATGTATGACGATAGGTTCCAAGATGCATTTGATCAGTTTGAATGGAGCGATGAGAATTTCGAAGCCCTTTACTACTTCGGCCAAGAGGTCAATGAGGCTGATGGTGTTCCGTTCGTTGTGGGTAATTGCGGTGGTGACTCAGAATGCTGCTTGACATTTGTCATTTACCATGATGGCAACAATTTCTGCGTTTACTTCGGCGAAGACGCTGACGTCGACTGGCGTAGTTGGGAAGATGAAGACGTTCAAGAGCTCTGGACAGATGACTATGTTGCTAAATTCATTGAATGGATCAAAAATAACTAATAAAAAATGAAACGATTTATATTAACAATTTTATTGATTCTTGTTTGCATGACAGGATTTGCTCAGACTAAGTTCTGTTCTGCATACAATGGAGAGATTATCATTGAGAAGAAACATCTCGTTATTTCTTATTCTAAGGACTTGAAAGTTCCCAACTATGTTGCATATAGTCTGACGAAAGAAATGACGGTAGGCGAAGCGAAACGCGACAATGAGAAGTTTTACGAGGACTTTACATGCCCGATGGGTTTCAGGGCAAAGCCTTCTGATTACACTAATTCAGGATACGACCGAGGCCATATGAGTCCTGCTGCCGACTGGAACTATGATTCAGAATCCATGCATGATTCATTCTCCATGGCGAACATTGCCCCGCAAAAACCTCAGCTTAATAGACGTTACTGGAAAGAAGTTGAAGATATTGAGCGTTATATTGCGAATCTAGTCGACACCGCATACGTGATTACCGGTACCATCTTTAACAAGAATATCAGTTATATCAAAAACCATGTAGCGGTTCCGGCTTATTTCTTCAAGACGATCGTCGGTGTGTCGAACAACCAGGTTGTAGTCGTCGAGTCTTATGTTTACAAGAACGTCAATACAAAACAGACGATTGAGAAAAACATCTGCACCATTGATCATGTTGAAAGTCTTATTGGAAAAGATTTATACAAAGGTTTCTGGTTTAACGAGAAATACGAGAACAAAGTCATGCCTAAAACTTCATTCATCGTTAACAATACCGATTATTTCTGTAAAGCGACAACTAAGAAGGGGACAAGATGTACTCGCAAGGCTGTAAAAAACGGTTACTGTTCACAACACAATAAATAATAAAAAACCGTTTATGAATAAAACAATCAATATAGATACTTTGCTTCCTTCATATTCTCTTCTTAGGGATTATCTTTTCCTTAAAAATAAAGGTGCAAAACGCACAGAAGGTAAGTGGGACCGGATTGTTGACGAAGAAATAGATCATCCCGCATATGTAGTTTGTTGTGATAGCTTAGTTGACAAGCTTTGTATTAAGTATAATCATGGGAAAAAAGTAGCGGTTGAGATTTATCTTAGACCTGGTATTAGCCCTAGTAAAATTGAGTGTCCTGACGAATTCTTTGGGTTGCCACTTAACGTATATTCAAACCAAGATTGGGACAGAAAAGTTTACACTGGAGGATTTTAAGTTAATAATAAGTGGATAAAAACTGAGTGGAAAGAACTTAGATTCAAGTTCTTTCCACTCATTTATATAGTATACTAATTAGTCTAGTTTATCATAAGCATTCATTACAGCATCCCAATTATTCAAAATATATGTTATTTCTTTTGGCGAGAATACACGTTTACGAAGTTCTCTGTTTATAGCTCTTAATAATTCTCTTGCCCCTTCAATATCATTGTTCTACATACAATCATATAAATCATTAAAGTCGCCACCATATATATTACGAGCTAACTTTTTAGCACAACTTAAAGCCGTTTTATAATCAGGGATTTCACTAAATTCAACATACTTTAGATAAGCATCATGGAATTTTTTACGACCATTATCATTTTCAATATGGAACTCTACAGAATCATCATCGTTATCATCTTTTGCTAAAACATGATCTACATAATCAATCTCACCTTTAAAGTAATCTGCAAATTCTTTTAAATCATCTACACTAGTTATAGTAAAAACAACAAGTTTTTCAGGATAATGAGATCCATAAGGATTAGGTCTAACCTTTATATTAATCGTATTTAAATCTGCAAGCAAATTATCTTTAACTTCTTCGTCATCTAAACAAAGCAACATATTAACTTTAAATGGTTTAAAATCTTGAATTTCTACATCTTCATTTAAAGCTTTCTTCAGCTCCTTAGAAACATTTCTCATTATGTTTTCGTATAATGCTTTCTTATTCATAAACAATATTTTTATTTTATTTATCTTAATGAGGTCTTCTTGAATTAACCATATACCTGTTGCTTGCGGGTATATATTGATTATAGGGATATTGTTGATCTTGAACAGAAAATAATGATCCATATGTACCTTGTGCTTGCTGTGTTAATTGTCCAAATCCCTAAGCTGCGTAAGCGGCTAATCCATCATCTTCATCCTCCTCATCGTCCTTAGCATTTTCGTAAATATCCAAGTAATGTAAAATAGTCATTACCTTCTCTCTGTCTTCGTTTAATTGGTATTCATAGTGAGGCAACTAACTGAACCATTCATCTAACCATTCGAAATATTGATCATCATCAAAGAAATGAGAAGCGAATAAAACAGTTATAGCTATATCATCATGAGCATCTAATCCTGCATAACTGTTTTTAACTTTACCGAATGTTTTTAATTGTTCTATTGTTGACATGACTGGTACTTCATGATCCTAAGAAACTATAATTTGTCTTAATGAAATAAGCTTAGCTCCTAATTCACAATAATATTTCTTACCATGATTACCAGAAACAGTCTTAAACCCATTTAAGATAGTATCATAGTACATATCATGTTTTTTGAATATATTCTTGAAGTTCTTTCCGTTGAAGTTTGTTTCGTATAATATTCTTAGGTTATCAATTTCACCTTCTTCACCTTGTCCGTTTCTGAATATATCGAATGCTATATGCTAAGCTGCCGCTGCACACTCTTCTTCATCAAAGTTATTGTCAATATAAATACCTATCTAATTTAACTATATGCAGTTTGTATAAGTAACTGCTTTATAACCCAATCTGTTTTTTTGGATTATCTCTGGATCCAATAGCAGCATCTCGAATATATTAATGATATTATAGTCTGCATCTTCTTTTCCATATTCTCCAGCTTCAGTACCTTCTGCCGTATCTATAATAGCTATGAATCTTCTGCAGTATAAATCATCATATGTTAATTCGTCCGGATGAAAATCTGGATGCCATAGTATTTTTTCATTTACTTTTTTAGGAATTCCGTATATTTCAACAGGTACAAATTTCTTTTTAATGGATTCAAGATAAGCGTAATCTTCTGGTTGCAATATGCGAGCTTCATTTGTATCGAACGATAATTCAAATTCTCGCTGCCATAAATCCATACCGAATACTTTAATCTATTCTTCTTTCCATTTTTCATCATGACCAGGAACCTGCCACCAGTCAACTCTTTTCTATAAGAAGCCATTTTTACCACCAAATGATCCAGACCATAAATCGTAAAACAATCCTGTTCTACCACGTGGTGTTGATAAAACAATAATCTAAGAATCTTCAAAAGATGAAAGTGTAGGATATACAGATGCCCAGAATTCTTTCATGACATTCTAAGGAATAAGGGCACACTCATCAATTAATAAAACATTAATAGAGTCACCAGTTGCTGAATCTCCAGTTGTTGCAACTGCTCTTAATGACGAACCATTTTCAAGCCTTAATGCAGTTTTAGATGATTCTTCAATACCGGGTTTTAAGAAATATGGCAATCGTTTAAAGACTTCCATAGATTTACTTAAAACCTCTTTTGTTGTTCTTTCTTTATTAGCAGTTATGACTATATTACGGTCAATATGAAATAACATTAACCAGACGAAATAAGCGATTACGGTAGTGGTTTTTGCAGACTGACGAGATTGCATAAGAATTATGCGGCGATTTGCTAATCTGACATCCTGTAAATCCTCATCCCAAACCTCATCACCGAGCATGTGAAGAACGTCTTCTTGATAATCTCTTAGCTATACTAATTGATAGCCTGCACGAGTTTTAAACTATGCGTAATGCGACGTGAAATAGATTAAATCCATAGCACATTTTCTGTACTCTTCCTCCTCTTCTTCTGTTCGCTAAAAGGTAATGCCGGTATCTCTCAAATCCTTTTTACCGTGATAAAATGGATCGAGATCCGGCTTCTTTCCTTTCTTTATGTCATCCAAAATCTAATTTATCTTTTCAGTCGTATAGACTTTGGACATTTTATTTGATTCAGACGCTTTATCTAAAGCGTTAGCTCTAATATCACGAATCGCCTACCCTCTTCTAGCCATAATTAACTGTTAGGCATTACTAATGCCGCAATGATATAGAATAATGATGCATAACCGCATGACATTAAAAATGCGATAGCCATTAATAATCTGATTAAAGTCGTATCTGCATCAAGATACTCAGCAAAACCTGAACAAACACCAAATAAGGTTTTGTCTTTTCCTCGTTTTAACTTTTTCATAATTCCTATCTTTATTTTCCTTATTTATTTAGCTTCTTTAGCTGATTCAGAAATATATACGGATAAATTACTGAAAATCAACCAGCCTTTCAACATGTCTGGAATATCATCATGCTGCAAAAAATCCCTAATCGAATCTTTCCTAAATTCTTCATGGACCGTATCTATAAGCTTCCATTGAGAATCAATCTTATAGTTGTAATCAGGAATTTGCTTATTTATTTTTTCACTGATTAACCTGACATGATGATATAAGGATAACCAGTCTTCTTTTGATACTCTTTCCTTAGTATTAGAAAACTTCTCTAACAAAGGTTTATACTGGTCAACATATCCAGTAAATGTCTCGATAATTATGGGTTTGAATTCAGCGAATGAATCCACCTTCTTAGGTCTTCCTCTTTTCTTTTTAGGTTGTTCTATTGTTTCCGCCATTATTAAAAATTAATAATTAAAAAATAATAGTCTGAAGACTTATTTTATTAGCATAAGAATTCAGACTATTATTGTTATTAAAGTTTAAGGTCTTAAGGTTTAATATAGACAACAATTGAAATATTGTCATTAATGCCTTTACCTGTAATATGCACCGTAGAAAATTTGTGTTTAGTATATAGACTATCTGTAGCTTCACTGAATACAGTAGCTATATTTCCTACTTTACTAACAGGTATCGTAAACTCTATCTTTAACTCTTTCTTGTCTGAATCAGTGAAAACAAAATCTTTTTCTTTAATTTTGTCTTCAATCATTTTAACGAATTCAGCTGTAGTGAGCTTTTGTACTGGAGCCTACTTATCGCATTTTTCTGGGAATCGACGCTGATACTCTTCTTCGATAATCTTTCGCATGCTCTCGATCTCATCGTCAGAGAAATCCATAATAACTGAAGGATTGTCTTCAGATTCATCTTCCTGAGAATAATCGTCTACTTTAAAGGTATACGGTTCATCTACAGTTTTCTGGCATTTGCAAGGGCACTCAGTTTGCTCTTCTGCAGGTTTTTCATCTTCTTTCTTGTCTTCAGCCTCAACAGCTTCATCATACTTCTTGTTCAACTCGTCGATTGCATCACCGACTTTTTCAAACAAGTTGGTTACCACATTGGCACCGACTTCAAACAATTCAGCAAGAGTCTGCACAGGTTTTGCGATATCGTCAGAAGTAATCTTACCGAAAAACTCCTTAACACCTTTAAAAAACTCTTCAGGATCAAATGCATTGAAGCAGCGATCACACTCATCTTCGTTGCATTTGTCTTCATCACACGTACATTCGCCCTTAGGCTCAGTTTTCTCTTCAGCAGGTTCGCTAAACAGTCCGCTTGATTTTGCATCCTCGATCATCTCATTCAAAATATCAAAGATGTCTTTCTTGTCTTTCTTTGTATCCATTTTTCTCTAAAATTAAAAATTCGTTTCTTATTATATAAATTTTTTATTAAATGTCTAATCCGTCTAACATATCATTAGAAAAATATTTAGACCAGAATATTTTTTCTTTATAACCGTTATCTCTGCACCATTTAATTACATCATTAATGTCCCACTTATTCTTGTTTTTGGAATATGGATTTTGTTCTGGTAAACCAATATCCTTTTTCAGCTTCTCCCACATAAAGACATTATAACCGGCTTGCAGCTTTTTAATCGCTTGTTCATTCCCGGTTTTATCTGAGTCATAAACGTACCAGAATGGAAGCTCCACACCGATTGATTTATTCGCTCCTGACATGGCTATACAGTTAGGTAATAGAAATGCATCAAACGGACCTTCTGTGACCAATACAGGACGATATACGTTTATATTAAATATATTAAACACTGTAGATAAAGAGTTAACCGTCTCAGGAACTTCTATTCCATCCTTTAATCCTTTATGCAAATTAGACAAACTCATTGTCTTATATTTCTCTTTTCTTTTCCCGGTTAAATCTCTTACCTGGAATCCGAACACCTTATTGTCACCTATTAAATTCAAAATAACAATATATGCGTTCAATGGATCATAAAGAAAATATTTGAAATTATATTGGCATCTGCCTATTAAATATTGGTATGCGGGATAGGTATCTTTCCAGTTAATTTCATATAAACCGAATTTCTGCTTTAATTCATCTCTAGACACTGCATATTTTTCTATAGAGTCTTTGTCAAGAATATCAGATGTTATTTCGTTTTTATTTTTAAGCTGTGTAGAAACGTCAGTTGTATGGTTAGTAACATATGTTAAAGCTGATAATGTCAGCGGCGTCTTATATTCTTTAAAGAAGTTACTTATTTTCATATATTTGCCGCAGTTAAAACATTTAAAGGATCCAGCCCATTTACCTCTCATGATAAAATGAGCTCGTTTCTTTTTATCGTCTGTTGCAGAGTCTCCGCAGAATGGGCATGCGAAGTTTAAACCGTTTGTTGTTTTTTTAACTTTTTGTTTTTGCGGTTTTCCTTTAAACTCATGCTTTAATATTTCTTCTAACTTATATATGGCTTCGTCATAAAATTCGTCATCTGTCATCTCCCTGATTGTTATCTGAGATGTATCAAAAATAGAATTGTTCATCATAACTATTTTATGATGAACAACTCCATAAGTCTATCTTTTATGATATATGATTAGTCTGGATGATCAACGAGCGGCAGTTCAGAAAGCCTATACATATGTTCTCTAGCTGATTTGAGATATTCAGCGATGATCGGCATAGCAATCATAACTTGTTTAAACTGCTGTTCCCAATCTTCGGGCCTAAAATTAGTTTCGCCGTAAATACCATTGATATAACGGGTTGCCATTTCATCAATTACGGCCATATCTTTCTTAACTTGTGCTTTTGTTATACCTTTCATAATTCTTACTTCTTACTTCTTACTTCTTTTTAGGTCTTTCTGTATTTTGAATAATGCACGTTACACCGATGAGAATGATACTGCCGATAGCTCCCCACTTCAGGATAAACATCAAAGCTACACCGAGCAAATAGAGAACAAGGCAAGCAACGGCACAGATAATAATCATGCCAACAACACCGATAGAGGCAAAAATAATCTTAATGAAATCCAGCATAGTCTTAGAACCATTTATAAGTTTTATTGATACCTCGTGTCTTGTTGAGGTTGGAGATAGGCTTGGCCGCATAATTGACTAATACGCCAATAGCGATCAAGCTAATGCCACTGACACAACCCCAGAAACTGAACCCGTTTATATAACAGGTATATAAACCAACACCGATGCATACCCACGGAAGCAGGATAACGATAGCGACTATAATACAGTACAAAGTCAATTCAATCTTTTTCATATCTCTTATATTTTAAATTATGTTTGTTCGTTAATTAAACACTACAAAGATAATGCCAATATTTGAAATATAAAAATTAAATACATGTTTTTAACATAATTTAACCCTAAATTAACTACTCTTAACAATTATATAATTCTAAAACCTTTGTTATAACATTTGAACCATAATCATTTTTTGTCTGTTCAAGAAAGTTTCTGACAGTCGATATATCTGTATCCATATTATAGCCATGCTCGTTTAGCCAATGTTTACGACCCATTTTACATGATCCTGTTAAAGTGTTATGCCAATTATAAAATTCTGAAACCTGAGCCGTATCATCTAACGAAGGGAATCGTTCCTTAAATCGTTTTATTTTTACAGCAAACGGCATATCCGCTAAATCTTTAGCTGTTGCATCTTTAAAGGCTTCATGCGATGTTTCTCCATGAGCAAATGAGTTTCCTACTCGCGCTATATAGCATTGTTTCCAAGACATGTCTGCTTGTAATATTTTACCAATAGCTATATTTCCTTTGATATTATCGATTGCAGTGGGAATTTCATCAATAATGTATATTCTCCTTCCATCAACCGATAATATACCATTTAAGTTGTTTTCAGATATTTGATTATATTCTGAACCAATACCTATTATATTTGCTCTTCCGATAACATCTCCTGTACCGACACCTCCACCTTTACCGTTCCCTCTACCATATGAATAATCTGAATTTCAACACCCGAGCCCGGTTCCATTTCCAAAAGAGCCTTCAGGCATATTTTGTACAGTAGAAAAATTGATTACTTCTAAAAACGTTTTTATTAAATCTTCCATGGTGTTACAGATGCTATTGCTGCTGTCGCTTTATCACTGCATTCGTTCAGTTCAATAATATTACTGGTGAGAAATTCAACTGTAGATACAGGAATCGTTACTTTACCTCCTGTTATTCCGTTAACAGCCATATCAGTTACAGATAATGCACCATTCCACTGATATATTCTCCTGGCATCTTTAAGCCTTATAATCGAATCATCGATATAATCAAGCCGGCCATGAAAAACGCCGGCTTGATTGATTCGTGCAATTATGTTTTTATTCAGCAGTTCACTATTCATAATTATTACTTAACAGGTTTAGCTTCTTCAATAAGTTCAATACCACCAACTTTAACCATGTACAATGCAACAGGCACATACTTTGATGGTTTACCGAAATATACTTTCCATTCCTTTACAACAATCATTGAACCAACCTCTGCACCCATTTCATAAACTTTATCAAAGTTAATGTCATTTGGGTTATAACCTTTTGTATATAAAATATAGGTTTTTGTTTCTGACGGAACTACATCATAAAGTGTTGGACCTACAGCAACAATTCCTTTATCTGTATCTTTAACTGTTTGTTCACTGACTTCGGCTTTTACTTCCTCTTTTACTTCAAGGGTCTAAGGTTCTTCAGCTTTTACCTTTGGTTTTCTGGTTCGTATGGTTTTTGCCTTTGTTGTTTTAGGCTTTACAGTTTTAGCTTCTTTTACTTCAGTTACATCTTTTACTTCTTCCATTATTATTGTTTGTTTATTTTTAGATACGTTCCCAACCGTTTAATTTAAACTGGAAAAATGCTACAGGTTCTTTTACATCTTTTTCATAGATTAGACATTTGTCACCATAATTATATACGGCTTTAATGGTATAAAATACTTTTGGATCACCTTCTTGATATTTTTCGACATTGATGATATACACTTTTGGAGTATAACATTTATTGTTTTCAATAGGTTTAATCTCCGTTACATCTAACTGCTAAACTTCCAAGTTTTCTTTCTTGAAAGCATTTTTAATTTTTGTTAATAAATTTGCCATTGTTTTTCAATTAATTTTAAATTTTAGCTTAAATATTTTATTTAGATATTGTTAAATAGTTTAACATATTTATAAAAAAATCCAGGAACAATGCAATCACTGCTTGGTTCCTGGATTAAAAATTTTTTTAAAATTTATTTTATAATTATGAATAATAAAAAGATTTATTTAAATGTATTTAATGAGATTAATTTCCTTTATAAATTACATCATAACCTTCGTTTTCTGCACGCTCAATTTCATCATCATACTGTCCTTCATCTTCATTGTCGTTTCCAGTATAAATAGTCGACCCTGCTCCAAATAAATATCGCATCAACTTATCAGGATCATTATCGATCATGTCTTCAAATAAGCCTTGAAGTTCACTACCGTGATCAATATAGCCAGTATCGTTAGTTTCAGGATCTTCGAATTCACATTCGATACCTTCACTTTCCAAAACGTTTTTCAGTTTATCTCTCCACTCATAAACTTTTTCATAACTCTTTTTATCATAATCGTAATAGTTATATACGAAATATGTCCAAAGATATGAAGCCCGATCTGCTGGACAGTCATACGCCTCAAAATCCCATCCGAATTCACCGAATCTAAAAACAAGAGGGTTTTCAATATTCATAATATCACCAGTACTAATAACAAGAGTATGAGTTGATGAACTGTTTGTTTCAAAAATACCTTTTCTAATTGTTTTCATATTATTTTATTTACATTTAATTTGAATATACTATGTTAATGATATCTATATCAGACTTTTTATATAAATTAATGTAAAAAGTTTAAAATTAAATAAGGTATTTAACGTTTTTTTTTATATGGAGGTCGAAGATATTTTAAAGAATTCAGGTAATTGGGTAAAAAGATGCATATTAATTCTCTTACTTATCAAAATCTGCTTTACCGCATTTGGAGCTAATTATATCTATAACGGGAATTCAACATATAAATCAGACATTATATATACATATAAAGACGGCCATTTATATGCAGGTGAATATCCTTATAGAGATAAGATAAAGTACACATATAAAGATGGTCGTATGTATTGGGGTGAATATGCTTACAGAGATAAAGTGATATATACTTTTAAGAATGGTTATTTATATAAAGGATGGGACACATATCAAAGTAACATAAAATTGAGCTATGATGGAAAATATGTGTATTACGGCAAAGGCAATTATTATGTAAACACAATGATGACCATTAAGAAAGGCGTTATATATGCTGGAAGAAACGAGTATCAATCAAATATTCTGTTAAGATGGTCAGGCGATATACCGATTCCCGTTTTATTGATGGCAGCTTATAATGTATATCTATATTATAGTAAGATTAAAAATTAAAGGAACCAATTTTGGTTCCTTTAATTATATTATTAAGATGGAATGGCTTCTATTATATTACTAACGTCAGACCATACTGATGCATTCTTATAAGTGTTAACTAATTCTGTAGGTACATATATATGTTCTAAAGTCTATAAAGTTGTATTCGAAGCAACTGTAGGGGGAGTTTCTGCATATAATGTTAACGAAGTAATAGAAGAGTTATTAAACACTCCACTACCCATACTTGTTAAATTAGGTCCAAATACAAGGTGTGAAAAATATGCACAATGGTCAAATGCAGAATTACCTATTGTTACTATATTAGGAAACTCCGCTTTAATAGGAATTTTATCAGAATTAATAGCTACATAGTTAAATGCATTTTGTTTAATTTCAGTTACACTCTAATAGTCTATGTCTATATTTTCCAATTCATAATCGTATCCTAATAAGGATCTATCTAATACTGATAAGTTTCTTGGAAGCCTGATATATGTCAAGGACTCACAACAAAAGAACGCGCTGGCCCCTATAGTTGTAACAGAATCAGCTATAGTAATACTTTTCGTTTTATCATTAATAGGTATAGCTGAATAAAACGCAATCTAACCTATCTCAGTTATTCCATCAGGAATAATTATAATCTCAGGCATAGATTCTCTTAATTCGCCTAAAAAATAGTTTG